CGACTCTCGGATAACCTCAAGAAGATGTGCCGAGCTATAGCTTCAGCAGTAGTCTTCTCCATAAATTCGTTAAGATAAGTATGGTCAAGGTAACCAATAACATATTTGCATTTCTTCTGAAACTCACCTTGTTCCATTAACCACCCATAGCGAGGGTCAGGTTCCCCGCTAATAGTCACAAAGACTTCGTGTGAATGCCCATGTATTGTTGCGTTACCTTTACCAATCCCATCAATCCTATGGGCCGCCTCAAATGTGAATCTTTCTGTTACTCTAGTTTTCATTGAACCTCCTTAACTTATCTTGGTCCAACGCATAGCCCACGCCATGCCCAAGGTCTTTCTTGTTTTCGTCCTTGATGAGTTCGTGCTTCCACGCCCATCCCTTAAAATCCAAAGTGCTTCCATCCACCACGCATAGCACATACACATCCACATCGGGGTTTACCTTGAGCGTACTAAGCAACCTCGCACCCTTGTGCTTGGACGCTTTCACATCATAACGCTTCCCGCTTGCCATCACCCCATCCGCAGACCCGCTCCTTGGAGTAAGGCCAAGATCAGGGAATGTATTCATCTGCTTCGCAAATCCATACTCCGCCATCATGCCCATCACATCCGCTTCCGCGCCATCGTGGTTCCCCATCTTCGCATCTCGCACCCCGTTACCACGGGCAATAAGACTACGCATCCGCCCAACCATTTGGCAGACCTGTACCTCATCGGGCTGGAGCGTAAGTTTCATCCCCTCGCTAATATCTCCAATCCTATGATGATCGCGTCTTCGAGCGTTTGGCACGGGATTTCTTCTTTACCGATTGCCCAACCCTCCTGATCCGTTCCAATGTCTCTTGGTCGAATTTCGAGCATGGGGGACCCAGCTTTCTCAAGTCGCACTGTGGTAATTCTTGTGCTGATTCGGGTATCGCTCTGCCGTACCTTATCCAAAAGATCGGATGACAACCCGGCTTGACTCGCTGGTTCACTTGTCATCTTTCTCTGCGAGCTTCTTCTTTAACTCAGCAATCTCCTCGCGCAACTCCTGGTTTACCTTGATTAATCGTGCCACCCATTGTGGCCAACTCTCCATCTTCTCACCTGTAGATTTGTATATATTCATTCGTCCTCCTCTAGATCGATCTCGCTATCAAACTCGAAAACATCTTCCTCCAACCACTCGTTTAGACCCTCCATTACCGCCTTCGCTATGGCATACTCATCAAGGTCACACTCCGCGTCCCATCGATTAACAAGCATTTTCGCTTCGTGCCTAATCTGATCTCTTGGGTCTTGCATAATTCATATACTCCGAAACGCCATGCCCCATAGGCATCTGCCTCGGTGTGGTACTGCGAGTGACGAGAATATTCCCATCCTTATCCTTGATGTTCTTACCGTTCTTATCGCGATATGTGCGGATAAGCTGGGTATTTCCCCAAAACTTATGCCACCCATCAGACACCTCTGCGTAGGTTGGCCAATCACGGAAGAAGCAATCCCAATCGGATACCTCGAAATGGTCGTTATCCATCATTGTAAAAAACAGAGCTACTCTCCCGACCGAGTGTCGCCGAGGTGTCCTTCACTCTCACCGTTGCCTGGCGCGGTCATACCGCCCACCGAAGAGTAGCCCTTAAAATTATTCATCCTCTAAATCCAAATATTGATCGATTGAATCCTTATGAAACCCCACACCTACCAGCAGTACGCGGATCGCCCCTAGAGTCTGTGCAAGATCGCTCCCATCGGGGATCTCTGCGGTTAGCGTGGTATCGTAATTAGTGATCTGTATTTTCATTACACAAATCTCTCCTTGTTTTTATAGTACCAATCCGTGAAATAAGGATGGACATATAAGTTATTCTCTACGCGATGCTTCCAGCTTTCCCTGTGATTCCTTAAACAATACTCAACAAAGTGCGTAGGCACTCCAGGCATCGCTTTCCTTAGTTTTTTCCTATCCTCCCTCTTAGCTACGAGCTTGAGCCTATCCTTCTCATCGTGGTCATAGAGTAATGACTTCTTATCAATCACAGGGATTGCAACCAAATCACCAGCAGTCTTACCAAAATCAATATAACGCATAATCCTCCGGCACTCCTTGAGGATCTTGTTCAGCGCCTGGCGTACACATTCAACACTTACGCCAAACTCATATCCAATCTTGCGGTATGACATGTCATGGTAAAACCTCATCTCCAGCAAAATCCTTTCACTACGCGGAATAATGCGGAATAGATTTGCAACCAAGTCACTCTGCTCTATCTGACTCCCTAATTGCATTCTCTATCCCTTCCCGCATCGCTATATTCACATAGTCCTTATCCGTGGCACTCTCCTTGCCCCACTTCACAAGCATGGCATGGGTGTCGTCCTCCATCTCTAAATCCATCTCCACATACTCAACCTCGCGAGTATCCGTGATGCGGATAATAGGTAACTTATCTATACGATCTCCCATACCCCACGCTCTCCCTCAAGGACACGCAACTCATCGCCTACCCAATACTTACCAGGCTTGCACCGCACCTTCCCATGCGTGCCATCCCGAAACTCAATCAATCGTAAAAACTTGTTGCCAGGAATAGCATACACCTTAGCCAGCCGTGCTTCCCCAGCCTCCTCCTTCACCACAACCTTGGGCTTCTTCGCCTCCTCGATCATAGCATCCACCTCAGCAATCTCTTCCTCGACTACCTTCTCACCATTTAACTCCCTTAGTTTAAGCACCATCTTCCGAGAGATACGGTTGCCATGAACGCAAGTACGCATGGTGGAACGCTTGATCCCCATCATATTCGCAAATTCATCACGACTAATCCCAACCTTTCGCAAGATTGCCATACACTCCTTACCACCCATTTTTTCCGCCATGTATTCCCTTTTGTAGTTTTTTGTAGCCTGTGCAAGCAAAATAATATAAAAAATGCTACATGCCACGAGGAATACCCAAAAAACTCAAACCCTTTGACGCAAAATTAAAGGATAAAGTATTAACCTCCGCCGCACGCATAGCGGCCCGACAATCCACTCCCAAAGAAGAAGCTAAGAATATGGAGCTAACAACAAACCAGGAAGAACACAGACTGCGAATACACAACGCCCTCAAGTACGGAATGAAGATGACCGAGCAACAATTCCTCTCAGAAGTACAAAAGAAGCTCCAGCACATGGTCGCAGACTCCCTAAACGACCTACACGACTCCATAGACCAAATACCACCACAGAATAAAGCCTATGCCGTAGGTATGCTCTTCGATAAACTTATGACCATATCCGGCAGACCCACAAACATCACCGCATCTGCCAATGTCAAACTAGGCTCCTCCGATATGTCTCCCGACCAAGTACGCAACATCCTCAAAAAAGGTGTCAAAAACCTACCAAAGGATGCATCCACCGAAAAAGTAATCGATATAGAAGACGCAGAAACAACAGAGATCCATGAGGAAGTCGATACTAGGTCCGAAGATTAACGCACTACGCTTACAAGGACTCTCCTATAAAGATATACAAAACACTCTAGGTTGCTCAATAGGCACAATCTCCTATCACCTCGGTAAAGGACAGAAGGAAAAAACTAAGCAAAGACGCAAAAATGTATCACGCTCCACATATATCCATGTAAAACGCACAAATACATTCTCCTCACGAAAACCTAGAACCCAGCGTAAACTAAACCCCACCCCAAAACTTACCCACAGACAAATGTCCAAGGCCATATCAGCTAAAGCATCCAAATTCCAAAAGAATGCTGCATTCAATTACAAAGATGTACACGCAAAGTATGGCGACCACTTTCAATGCGCCCTGACAGGCAGACCACTATCCTGGAATAATCCACAGGAATATGAATATGACCATATCCTCCCCATTGCCCGTGGAGGAACCGCATGCCTAGATAACCTCCAAATCGTATGCACAGACGCAAATCGAGCAAAGAATGACCTAACCGAAGAAGAGTTCCTCGAACTCTGCAAAGAAGTAGTCATACACGCCGGATACAAAGTATGGAAACCCTCCGGCTCGTACCACTCCAATAAACACCTCTAACGCATCTTATATAATGCGTATTGCGTAGCTACATAACGCTACACACGCGGATCGATACTCGATCACCAC